CCAACGCCATCTCCAACTCCGACACCCGCAGTTGAGCCTTCGCCAACTCCGACGCCAGTAGTGTCCCCCGAGCCTTTGCCAGCACCAACTCCGACCGTAACTCCTGAGCCTGCACCTTCACCATCGCCAACTCCTGTTGAGCCTTCCGTACCGAATCCATCTCCTACCCCCGTACCTTCCATCGAACCGAATCCAGTTGTATTACCTGAGCCAAGTGTTCCTCCGGCTCCGGGGCCTGCTCCTGAACCTGTTCAACCCCCTGTAATAGAACCTGTACCAATTCCTCAGCCTGAGCCGCCTCAAATCGTAGAGCCGCCAATCCCTGCTCCAGTTGAAGAACCTGCTCCTGAACCTGCTCCAAGTCCGGAAGAACCTCCGGTTCCAGTTGAAGAACCTCCGGCCCCTGTTGACCCTGCTCCAAATCCTGATGATTCACAAACACCTCCGGTTCCCGTAGATGAAAATACTACTCCTCCACCGACCGAAGAACCAGAACCTCCGATAGCGATTCCTGACCCAGAGCCAGTCCCAGATGTTGCGCCGGAAGTAGAGCCTGAAGCGCCAACTCCTGCCGAGTTGCCTCCTGCCGAAGTATTGGATGATGCTTTAGCGGATGGAAAAATTACAGCGGCAGATGCAGAAGCGGTAGTTGATTCATTAATGGCTGATGGAAAAGTAACTGAAGCGGAAGCGACTGCTCTTATTGAAACCTTATCTGAAAGCGGACCTCTAACAAGGGCTGAAGAAAATCTTGTCATTGCCGCTCTGTCTGCTGATGGTCAAGTTACTCAAAGCGAAGTCAATAATCTTTCCGAAACTCTTGCCTCTGATGGAAAGTTTACAACCGCTGAAAAAGAACTCGTTGCCGAAGCACTTATCGCATCTGCTGATGGTCAAGCAGTTACAGCCGAAGCAATTCAAGAAGCGGGCATTGATTATGCCGACTTGCCCGAAGCAACACCTGTCGAGGTAAGAACTGATGAAAACGGTAACGAGGTTATAATTAGCGCAGTAGTTGCAGATGCCCTTGAACTCCTCGCGTCCCCAGCCGAGATGTTATCCGCTGTCTTTGAAAGTCCTGCCCAACTTATTTTTGCTCTTGGAAATCTTGGAGCCGATATGTCGGTAGAGGAAAGAGAAGAAGCGACAAAAACTGTTGTAGCCGCCACCATCGTTGGAAACATCGCCGCAACAACTGTCGCCGCAAGCGCAGTTGGAGCCGTAGGTTATAGGAGAAATACATGAGAGCATTTTTTGTAGATTTAATCGGTCAATTGTTCACACTTCTCGGAATGTTCATTGCTTGGATTGTTCTTGATGGAACAGCAAAAGGCATTGTGGGATACGCAATTATGTTTGCGGTAGGTGTATGGATTATTACTTATCCAGTTCGTCGTGAAAGAGGTGATGATAATGAATAGTTTATTAAATATCTTGATGCGTATTGTTGCTGTATTTGCCGCGAGCGCACTTCCAGTAATCGGCGCTGGTTCAGTCTTTGGCATGGATGTTCTGTCTTCCATGATGATGGCTGGACTCCTTGGCGTATCAACTGTCGTTGAGGCTCTATCGCGAGCCTTCCTTGATGATGGTAAATTAAGCCAAAAGGAAATCAACGATGCGTTCGCAAAGGTTGATAAGCGAAAGAAGGAGTAGTTAATGGCAGAACAAGGTTCAGCGGCTCGTCTAGTTGAAGTCGCGCTTGCAGAAGTAGGAACAATTGAAGGACCGAAAGACAACGAGACCAAGTACGGCAAGTTTACTAAGGCGAACTTCCAACCATGGTGCGGTTCGTTCGTTATGTGGTGCGGAAACGAAGCGGGAGTAAAGATTCCTAATACTGTTTACACACCAGCCGGAGCGCAGGCTTTTCAAAAGGCTAAAACATGGATGGATGCTGAAACAGCAACTCCTCAACCCGGCGATATTGTTTATTTTGATTTCCCCGGAGATAATGTCAATCGGATTAGTCACGTCGGTATTGTTGTCAAGGACAACGGCGATGGAACAGTCACATGCGTCGAAGGCAATACCGCTCCTGATAAAAAGGGAGACCAGCGAAACGGCGGAGAATGTTGCCTCAAGATTCGCGCCTATAAGAAAAAGAACGGCTCAAAACTTCGCAAGTCTCAGGCGGTCGCTGTTGTCGGCTTTGGACGACCTAAGTTCACTGCTGTATAAATAAACAGATTAGTAGTAAACTAAAAGGAAGCAGGCTCTCACCCCAAGTAAGAGAGCCTGCTTCTGTTTCTATTATTCCATTCGCATATTCAAATGAACTTGGAACCCGCTCTAACTATGAATGCAAATAACAAAATGTTATGCGATTTTTGCCAAGAACCTTACGACCCAATCGCAACACGATGGTTGTGTCCACATTGCAAAATGAAAAACAGTTGTTGCGATGGTGCGCCCTGCGATATCAGTTAATCAAACACCTGTTCGAAAAGTAACCTTTAGGAACCTTTTGCCACCTCTAAAACCCTTATTCGAATCGACTTGACTTTCCACTCAACCCGGGTTATACTTATCCTGTAAGAGAAAGGAATCAGATGATTAAAGTCGTTGTTCTTCCTTTAAAGTTCTGGCAAGACCACCGCAATCGTGGTTGTTCCGAATCTGCTATCGAACTTTCTAAAAACAAAAGATTTGTTACGGTCCAACTCGATAAAGAATCTTGGGATGATATTTATTCAGATGCCGAGTTCTATGCAACTTACTTTGATGGTTGCAAGAGAACAGAGGACGAACAAGACATGGTTGATTTAGAAGGAAGTGCCAAGGCTACGTTGCGCCGCCTTCAAGAAGTGAAATAAAAAAGAGGCCCTTACCTTACGGGGGGCCTCTTTTACAACCGGGAATTGAATCCCTACCACGAAGTTGCAAAAGCAATTATGTCAGAGGTCTCATATAAGTTCAAACACAATTAACTTGCATTATTACTAAACGCAGGTTATGCTCGCCAAGTCGAAAGACACTCCAACAACCACGAAAGGAGACAAACAAATGAATCTACGCGAAACCGCTTTGCGACTAGCCGCTATAACAGTTGTAGCAGACGCCGCAAAAGATGCGAAAGACAGACTTCGTGACCAATTTGCAGAACAGTTAAATGCTGTTGGTGCAGATGCCGCGAAAGCCTCGCTCGACGATACGGATATAGCAAAAGTTTCTCTTGTGAGTCCAAAAGCAAGTGCATCAGTAGTACATGAAACAGCGTTCATTGAGTTCGTTGAAAACATCATGCCTACCGAAATCGTTAAATCAGTACGCGACAGTTACAAGAAAGTTTTTCTTGAAAACTGCGTGAACGTCGATGGTAAAACGATTTATGCTCCAACTGGTGAAGTCATTAACTTCATCTCATTCAAGCCCCGCGAATCGTATGTATCAACACGATTTGCTACTGGTGGACGCGAAGCAATCGCTGAAGCATTTAGAACAGGAAAGATTAATCCTGCTGAGTTAATTGACGGAGCACCAGCAGAAATTGAGGCCCCAAATGAGTAATCCTGTTCCTATTCAAGAAGCGCTCGCTAAAGTCATGGCTAGTGTTTCATCAGTTAAAAAAAGCGACAGAAACACAGCGCAGAATTTTAACTTCCGCGGAATTGATGCCGTACTGAATGCAGTTGCACCCGCACTGCGAGAGCATGGTGTTGTTGTAATTCCCACAGTGATGAATCACGAATATGCAACAGTTGAAGTCGGTCAACGCCGAACTCAAATGGCGCACGTTCTTCTTACTGTTAAATATACGTTTATCGGACAAGCCGGGGACACACTTGAATGTATTGTCCTTGGTGAAGCGATGGACTCCGGTGATAAAGCGGTCGCAAAGGCGATGTCAGTTGCATTTCGAATTGCATTGTTGCAAGCGCTCGCGTTGCCAACAGATGAACCGGACCCGGATTCTTATTCGTATGAACGTTCTGAGGCAAAGCCAAATGCAGGCATTGACCAAATTGAAGGTTGGAAAATCCGACTTCAGGATGCGGTCGATGGTGATGTCCTCGAGGTAATTCGCCAAGAGGTCAACAAATACGAAGTGAGCGATGGTCTCAAAAAAGAACTTGCCGTAATTTATACGACACGTTTACGGGAACTTCAAACACCAAAGGCGCCGCCTACTTCCCCAAATTGAAAACATGATGTAACGTTCGCGACCCGCTAAGAATGGTTTAGCGGGTCGCGTTTGTTTGTGTCCGTTGAGTAGCCGAGTAGCCGATGGACAGGCGTTAAACTTCCAGCGCGTCTAATCAACGCGTTACCCCGTCAAATGGGTGAGTTTCGCTTTGCATTGATGAGAGTAGAGGGTAGCGGCAACACCATAAGCCGCGAGCATGGTTCAGATATCTAAAACGGGTTGCCTAGATATCAGTAAACAGAATCATGCACTTAGCGCAATCGTCTTGCTTGTAGTGGGCAAGACCTATCGAAGACGACCAACCGAAAGGGTGATGGGAAGTCAGAGGTATCCACTAAGGCTATCTCTACTCACTCCCTCGGGTTCAAGGAAATCAAACCCTCGGTGCAGTAAACTCCAACTCCCAGTCGAAAGAGTCAAAATGAATCTAAAAGGCCCTAAATCAGAGTTCCCGGACCGAAGCACCAAAGCCAAACCAAAGGTCCGCAAATCGCCTGCAAAGCGCTCTACGGGGCCTTCCAAAGATGTCCGCGAATTGGTTCTAGGTCGCTCAGGCTATCGATGCGAAATCTGCGGCAATCCCCTTGGTCAAAATCAGTTCTATTCAATCCACCACAGAGTTCCCCGGGGGATGGGCGGCACCGACCGACTAGAGTTAAACCTGCCTTCAAATCTTCTTTCGCTATGCGGTTCAGGAACAACAGGTTGCCATGGTTATATCGAATCAAACCGACAAGAAGCCTACGAAAAAGGCTGGATAGTTTTAAGGGACCACAATCCGGCAGATACTCCAGTGGAATTAAGTTTTGATTTACCGGGAGTTCCCGCAATCAAAAAGTTTGTTTATCTATCAGATGACGGATGGTACGGAATTGAGGAATGAACCTTGCACAACTTGTGGCGCGTTTTCAAATGAGGCATGTTTAAATGGTTGCAAAAATTTAGTTTCTTATCGAATTGAATATGGCGCTCGCCCTTGGACCACAAATTCTGAAAGAGCCGGCAATCGTTGGCAAAGAGCGGCAAATGTGAAAGAGTGGCGCGAGGCGTTTTTCTATTTAGCAAAATCACAAAAGATTCCTAAATTGAAATGGGCAACAGTGACAATCGAACCATGGCAAAAAGGGGGAGTCTTTCAAGATGTAGCCGCATGTAATCCAGCGGCTAAAGCGGCTATCGATGGAATTGTTGACGCTAAGATTCTTGAAGATGATTCACCTGAGTTTTTAAAGGCAATTACGTTCTTGAGACCACAACGCGGTAAAAATGCTATGGTTCTCTACCTTAAGGGGGTTATGTTAATGAGAGGCGAAAATGAGTAGCACAGAATTAAATTCAGGAGCAGATGGTTTGTTCCAAGTCGGTAACTTGACTCAGAAAATGAGAGAACACCAACGCGCCATATCCGAGTTAGCGAAAGAAAGAAAAATCGTTGTTCAAGAACTCCGTGACAAGTTTGGCACTGGCAAGGACAAGATTACTTATAAGCAAATTGCATCAGCGATGGGTACAACAGACCAGAGCGTTTATAAAATTCTTTTCCCGCAAAAGAAATCTAAGACAACTACGGAAGAATGAAAATACAGTTGCAAGGCGAAACCGTAGATGTTGCTTCCCTTGCGCCGTTTCCTAATAATCCTCGCATTGGTGATTTAGGGACGATAAAAGAATCTTTAAGGCGGTTAGGGCAATACAGGCCGATAGTTGTTCACAGAGAAACTCGCAGAGTCCTCGCCGGGCATCATGTATGGCAAGCCGCTAAAGATTTAGGCTGGGAAACTATCGCGGTAAGTTGGGTTGATGGTGATGAGACATTCTGCAAGAAAGTTGTTTTAGCAGATAACCGAACAGCCGATTTAGGCAGTTATCAAAATGATATGTTGACAGACTTATTGCGCTCGCTACCTGATTTAGTTGCCACCGGGTATGACGCAATTCCAAGGATGCTCGATAAGGAATTAAGTTT